TTTTTTTTTTTTTTTTTTTTTTTTTTTTTTTTTTTTTTTTTTTTAAAAATAAATAAACATCGTCAGAAAAAATCTCAAACTGGTGGTTAAACCGGGTCTAAGAAATAAAATTCCTCGGAAGTAGCTGTCGGCCACTGTCGTTGGTTTTCTTTTTCTAAGCGTTTTGTCATAGAGAATCGTTGATAGCGAAGACATTCGAGTGTTGGGAACTCTGAGTTCTTTAGCTGTTCAAAGACTTCTTCTTGTCCTGTGCGTTGCAACCATCGTAAAGCTTTCCATTTCGGTTTGACTTCACGTTCAATAACTAGCTTGGTCCATATCAACTTGCATAAGTCGTAGAATCGAGTCGAACATCCAAGGGATGCTTGAGCGAGTCCAGCTGCTGAGGCAGCAAGGGTACCGTAGTTTTGAGGTCGTTCTGGGAAAAACAGGTGTCGAAGAAGATCTTCATCGGTGCGGTAGGCTAGACCACATTGATTCTGATAACTTAACACTGTCATTCCGGTTACACGGTCGTTGATTTCGGATTTCTTCACATTTAGCTTCGCGTTGAAGTAGTGCTTCGCACTTTCTTCTAGCATATCGAGAAAGTTGTTTCCGTAGATACGGAACATCTGTTCGCAAAAAGCAAGTAGTGAGTCATCGCCTTGAAAGCGAGCCCAAAATCGTTTGGATTCAACATTGACTCCGAGAGAACATAGGCATGTGTATATCATAATAGCATTAGCGAATGAGTCCATAAGTTGAGTCTGTTGGTATCCTGAGCCAAAGCCATTCCAATTCCAGCGCCATAGTTGTCCGTTGGGAAGTAGGATCGGTGTGTCGGTGATTGCGTTGCACATCCAATTCCATAAGTTCTCGACGTGTCGGTCGCTTTTTGGTTTGCCTTTGTATTTAGAGGTCTTCTCATATTGAGAGAAGTCGTAGTACGATCTCCAGATCCTGTGTACTATACGGATTAGTTGATGAAGTAGTCGTTTGTCAAACTGACTCCAGTCTATTCCAAGTAGTGTGGATTTCTTACCTTTACGGTGGATTTCGTTCAATAGCTTTCGCCATCCTCCTTTGCTCATTTCTCTTCCCCATAGTAATCTGCCTCGGTCGGTGTTGAGGTAGGTAGCTTGGAGTGGCCAGATGAACATTAGTTCGGCTTGTAGAAGTAGCTTGGTAGCTCCAAATACTGCTCGAATCTTGTCGGGTTCGTCTTTGCCAACCACATGTGATCTTGCATGAAGTGTATTCCATTTGTAGGGTCGAGGGATCGATCCAGTCCAAAATGGCTCTTGCATATATTTGATCTTGTGGATTAGAGGTCTGTTGTAGATGAATATCTCCGAGAGTAGGTTGTGATAGGTTCGTGATGAATCGTCGATTAGTCCGATAGAATGTTTCCATCTGAGGTAGTCTTCAACTCTTACTGGGTTCTTCCACTTTCGTAGCTTTGTAGCATCTCCAGGCTTCGAAGTCTTAGGTTTACTGCTTTCTTCGTCGACATTTCGGTCCATAGGGACGAATTTGAAGTCCTTTTCTGTAAAAGGTGCTTCTGCTGAAACGTTGAGTGAGAGCGGATAATACCGTAGATCTGTGAAGTGAACTGGATGTAATATCCTGTTCGGTCGGAACTGTTCGGTCACGGCACGGATTGCTTTGTCGAAACAAGAGTCCATTGGTATGGGGTGCTCTGGTTGTTCGGCGCGCATGAAGTCATCGATTAAGGCATTGTCTGAAAAGTCTGATCGTCGATTAGTTAGTACAGCATCTGTCTCTTCTTGAGAGTAGTATTTGCGTATCTGTCGAGTCAGCCATTCGTTCCTTTGTCGAAGGTGTTCGTCCGGTGTGAGCCAAGGGTTCTTGACTGGTAGCTTGTCGCTTCGTATGGTGTTAACATACTGTAGATTGGTCATCTGAGTGTTCAGGTTTTTCACT